GCTCAGGCGTTTAAGGAATCAGCTAAGACAGCCAAGCCGAGGAAGAAATGAAGAACGGAAAGAAGAAATCTGACAAAGAGTTGCTAAAAGAGTATCTCGACGAAGAAAAAGAGAAGAAAAAGAACGGTGTTAATGAAATAGAAATCGAGATCAAGATTCCTATGGGTAAGCAGAAGCGGGGTAAAAATGGCCGCAGCATGGACTAAGAAGGCCGGGAAGAATGACTAACAAATTTTTAAAAGACGATATTGATAAAATTGTAATAACTTACAATGTCTGGAGGAATTTGTTTCGCCGATGTTATGTAGAAAAATGTGAAGATTATAAAAATTACGGAGCAAGAGGAATAAAAGTCTGCGACCAATGGCATGGGGAAGATGGGTTTTGGAACTTCTTAAATGATGTTGGTTTAAGGCAAAGTAAGAAATTTTCGTTGGATCGTATTGACGTTAATAAAGGCTATTCACCAGAAAATGTAAGATGGGCAACTTCTTCTGAGCAAGGCAAAAACAAAAGAAATAATGTTTTGATAACATTTAATGGCGAGACTATGAATATATCTCGTCTTGCTATGAATTCTGAAGTTCCTTATCAAGCATTATGGAAACTAATTGTTGCAAAAAAAGTTAGCCCTGAAAATGCTGTAAAAATTTTAAAAACTCCAAAACAAGCAACGATCTCTGAAATTGCAAGAAAAGCTAATTTAAAGCCAGCAACTTTAATGCGTAGACTTCGTGTTGGAGTTCCAATGGATTTAGCTATTTCGGCTCCATTAAAGGCTGGAGTAAAAACATTGAGGGCAAACAATGGTTGCTAAAAAGCATCAAAATCCTAAAGGCGGTTTAAATAAAGCTGGCAGAGAGTACTTTAAGCGAACTGAGGGTGCTGATCTAAAGCCTCCATTGAAATCTGGGGATTCTGGTCGAAGGGCTTCATTCCTAGCCCGGATGGGCAATATGCCCGGAGCAGAGCGTAAGCCTAACGGTGAGCCTACTAGACTACTTCTAAGCTTACAGGCATGGGGAGCTAGTTCTAAGGCTGATGCCAAGGCCAAAGCAGCCGCAATATCCGCAAGAAACAAGAAGAAATGAGCCATCAGAGCCAGCTAGACTTTGTTGCTAGCGTCAAAAAACAATTCCCACAATATTTTTTTGAGTCCAAGGTCTTAGAGGTAGGAAGTCTGGACATTAACGGTTCCATCCGTCAATTCTTTGTAGGCTGCGATTATGTTGGGGTTGATCTTGGCGAGGGACGAGGGGTTGATGTAGTGGCTAGAGGTGAGGAACTGGACTACCCTGACAATAGTTTTGACGTTGTTGCTAGCTGCGAGTGCTTTGAGCATAACCCTGAGTGGGTAAAGACCTTCAATAACATGGTTAGGATGGCTTCAGGGCTGGTTTTCTTTAGCTGTGCTACTACGGGCAGGGCTGAACATGGAACGAGGCGTACAAGCCCGGACGATGCGCCATTTTGTGGGGACTACTACCGGAACCTAACGGAGCAGGACTTTAGGGAAAACTGCGATCTGAGTAAGTTTGAAGTATATGAATTTATAACTAGTTATAACCCTGCAGACTTATACTTTTGGGCGATATGCAAGCAATCGTAATCTGTACGGTAAACAATCCCGGCATTACTGTGCTGCTGGAGTCTATTCGTTGCTATGGTGACAAGTTACCCGTGTACTTATGTAGTAATAATCTTGGACTCTGGGCAAGAGCAAGAGAGATCACAGAAAACCTTATCTACCGACCCAATCCTGCTACCAATTTCGGAGATGCTTATAACGCAGCCATCGACTATGCCTTCGAGCATGGAAAGTTTGACTCATTGATTTTAGCTAACGATGATGTGGTTCTTAATCCAAATACGCTATCGTTAATGAGAGAAGACACTGAGGTTTTGAGAGAAAGAGGCTTCAAAGTCGGGTTTTTAGGGGCTAGGAGCGACTATGTATTGCCGGATCAGAACATACGGTTCCCGATAGAGGGGGATAGACGAAGCTCGTTAGCGTGGGAAAGTGAGCAGCAGATTAAGGTTGCCCCGGTCATTGCGCCTATCTGGGCAAGCATTAGCCGGGAAGCATGGGAAGTCGCCAAGTTCCCATCAACTAATTGGTATTCAGATAATATAATATGTCATGACTTAAACGTGGCGGGTTATCAGCATTTCGTCAGTAGGGCTTATGTGCATCACGCAGGGAGCCAGACGATAGGTGTTGATTTCAAGAAAAGCCATGAGGAACCTAGGGCGTGGATAATGGAAAACCGCCCAGATATGTACGAACTTATTTACGGTTAAATTAGTCTGAATGGTTGATTACTTCACAAAAGTAGATGGTTGCCATAACTTTAACGAAGATTCTTTCTTGATAGAAAAAGAAACGGTTAGATATGGCTTAGAAAGTGGTGGAGTCTTTTACGGGATCAAATATTACGAGGTGAAGTGGCTTGATGAGGCTAGCCCGTTGAATTTGTTCCCGGAGTTTATGCACAAAGACTTAATTGTTAGATATATGACAATAAATCATGCAGCATATCCACACACAGACAGCGGTACAGAGGTTTCAGTAAATTTTTATATGAACACGACAAACGAGGCGACAAATTTCTATGAGTTTTCGGTAGATGAGCCGACGGTAGGAAAGTTGCCTAATCAGACTAATGGAAGTGTTTTTAGTCTGGACGAATTAAAGAAGGTATGTAGCTTCAATGCAAAAGATGGAGATATTTACATTTTGAATGTCTCCAAGATTCACAGCGTCATGGATGAAAAGCTAGTTCCGTTGCCAAAGATGAGAAAGGCAATAGTTGTAAATTCTGCAATTTATCCGTATAAGGCGTTATGTGAGTCGTTAAAGTTGGCAGCATAGAGTAAGCATGACATCCAGAGGATAATGCAAAAATGGAAACAACAGACGATTTTAAAACCGTAGAAATCGGAAAAGGGTTAGCAGGACCGGGAAGACCTAAAGGAATGCCTAATAAGGCTACTAGCAAGGTCAGAGAGGCTATTGCTGAACTACTAGAGCGTAATGCAGGGAACATGGATAGATGGCTTAACGAGGTCGCAGATAAAGACCCGTACAAAGCCCTAGACCTAATGCAGAAGTTGAGCGAGTACCATATACCTAAGCTGGCAAGGACTGAGGTGACAGGTAAGGACGGGGAAGCTCAGGAGATGGTAATCAGATGGGGAGGTAAGAAATGAGCTACAAGCCAGTAAATTGCCCAAGTTGCAGCGCGTTCCTAGTGAACAACAAGTGCCTGAACTGCGGATACGTTAAGTGACAGAGATTGTCATTCCTTACGAGCCGCGAGATCAGCAGCTAGAGATACATGATGCGATTGAGCAGCATCGTTTTACTGTGGTGGTTGCCCATCGTCGCATGGGAAAGACTGTTTCGGCTATCAACCATCTCATCAAGTCTGCTATCGAGTGCGACAAGCCAGACCCACGATTTGCCTACATTGCGCCTACCTACGGACAAGCCAAAAGGGTAGCGTGGGATTACCTTCAGAAGTACACACGGTCATTAGGAGCTACCTACAATGTCTCTGAGTTACGCGCTGATTTTTATGGGCGTCGGGTTAGTCTATATGGGTCTGATAATCCTGACAGTCTTAGGGGGCAGTATTTTGATGGCGTGGTTATCGACGAAGTTGGCGATCAGAACCCACGCATTTGGAACGAAATCGTCCGACCTGCTCTTGCCGACCGTATTGGGTGGGCTTGTTTCATTGGCACTCCTAAAGGTAATAACCATTTCGCTGAGTTAGCGGACAGGGCTAAGACCGAAGAAGGCTGGCGATTCCTAGAGTTCAAGGCTAGTCAGACAGGAGTCTTGCCGGACTCAGAGCTTAAAGCAGCCTATCGAGAGATGGGCGAGGACAGGTACAACCAAGAGTTTGAGTGTTCCTTTAACGCAGCAGTCGAGGGGTCTTACTATGGCAAAATTATTAATGACCTTGAAAGGGATAGCCATATTACTGACTTTCCTCGTGATGATCTGTGCCGTAGCTTTGTTGCATGGGATCTTGGCATGGGTGACTCTACGGCTATATGGGTTGCTCAACTGGCTGGAAAAGAGGTTAGATTGCTCGATTGCGTCGAAAACCATGGACAGGGATTAGACTGGTACGTCCGCTGGCTTAAAGAGAATGACTATGCAGGGTTCACCCAAATCCTGCCCCATGAC